GAAGCGGCGAATAAAGAGGTTGGCGGAAGTGAGCTAGATGCTAAGAAGGTGCGCGAATTCAATGCAGGATATATAGAGCTATTCATTAAGCGGTACGTGAGTAGTTCGCGTGGGCAACTAGAATTTGTGGCGGATGAGAAACGGCAGACATCTATTGATGATGAATTAATGGAACGCCTTGATGAATGGGAACAGAAGCGGCCGGATAAAATCGCTACGCGCGAAACCGTCGAGGCATCGGATGCGTTTGCTAAGTTAGCTTTTTTATCGGCGGGCGTTACAAAATTGATATGGGTAGCACAGGGCGCGAAGCCGTGCCCCTATTGCGAGAATCTGAATGGAACGGTAATGGGGATAGAACAGAATTTTATAGATCAAGGAACCGCGTATGAACCCGAAGGGGCCGACGGTTCAATGAAAATATATAGTCCATGTTCGCACGCGCCGCTGCATGGCGGTTGCGTATGTACGATTGTGCCGGAGTAAGGGGTGTAGTTATGCCGATACCGAAACCAAAAGATGAAGAACCAAAAGAGGAAATCGGGGAAGAGGAATTGAATACCGATAAAACGGAACCCGACGCAACTGAAATTACCGTCGGTGATGAACGTACAGCGCCGGAGCCGGTTGAGGTGAAGCTTACTACCGATATAGAAAAGCGGTTCACCGATTTTACGGAATACCGGGTTGATGAAGAGGATGAACGTCCACACATACGGGGATACGTGACGGTGTACAGAAAGTTATCAGTACCCATATGGGGCTTTGTTGAAAAGGTTCGCCCGGCTGCATACGCTGAATCATTAAGGGATGAATCAATCACGAAAAAGAGCTATTTCAATCATGACCCTAATATAGTATTAGGGAATACCGAAAACAACTCCGCCACATTTACTGATAAAAAGCAGGGCATATGGTTAGATACTATTCCGCCCCTTACCCAAGCGGCCAATGATGTTGTGGTGCTAATACGTGACGGTTACGTGAATCATGCAAGTTATGCATTCAATGTTATAGAAGAGAAATGGAGCGGCACGCTTGACAATCCGATACGTGAAATTGTTAAGGGAGCATTCCGGGAAGGCGGGCCGGTATCGGATGCGGCATTTTTGCAAACGAGTGTAGATGTACGTTCCTTATATCAGCGCCTAAATATTAATTATGAGGGTATGCGTAGAAATGTGGCGCGGTATTACTTGGGGCTTGATATGCCGATAGATGAAAGGGATGTATTGAAGCGCAGTATTGATACGCTGAAAAAGGCACTTGATATCCGCGTTGATTCAGGGGAATCGGAAGCGGAGATTGTTGCTAGAGCTGAAAGGATGGGAACGATACTGAGAAAGCTGAAGTTGATAGAACGACTGTATTGTTAACGAGAACATTATCGCCGCAATGGTTCAGGGGAACCTTTTCGGGGATGTGGGGATGTGAGGTTGTGGAAAGGGTTCCCCTCTTTGCGTTCTTACTTCCGGGATAGTGGGGAGGAAAGGAAGAGGTGAAGAAGTAATGAACGAAAAACTCAAGAAACTGAGAGAGAAGCTTGGCGCTCTTGTTACTGATTCGCGCACTCTTGCTGATAAAGAGACGCGAACGGAGGACGAGGACAAGCGGCTCAATGAGGGCATGGATGCAATTGATGCCCTGAAGAAACAGATTGCGCAAGAGGAGCGGCTCGCTGGTTTCGAGACGGAAATCAGAAAGCCGGTCAACGAGCCGATCAAGATTGATCCGGCGGAAGGGACGGAGCCGGAAATCCGGGCGGGCGCCGACCGTGCTGCGAAGCGGCCGTATACACATATTGGTGAGCAGTTGTTTGATGTTATGCGGTCAAACGAAGATCGCTCTGCGCGGGAACGGCTCATGGAGGTTCGTGCATCCGGAATGAACGAGAGCATTGATTCCGAGGGCGCTTATCTTGTGCAGACGGATTTTACGGAAGGGTTACTTAACCGCACGTATGAAACCGGAATTGTTTCGTCTCTGTGCAAACCGATTACTATTAGTTCTCCATCTAATAGTGTCGTGTTCAATCGGATTAGCGAAACGAGCCGGGCACGCGGTTCCCGCATGGGTGGCCTTCAGATTTACTGGTCATATGAAGCGGGAACTGTAACCGCCAAGAAGCCAGCTTTCGGGCGCTTTGAACTGAAGCTGAATTCTCTGTTCGGTTTGCTCTATGCGACCGATGAATTGCTTGCGGACGCTTCGGCGCTTACCAGTTTCGTCAACGAGATATTCCCCCAGGAAATGTCGGTTGAAATTGACGAAGCTATTATCAACGGTCTCGGTGGTGGGCAGCCGTTGGGTATCATGAATTCGGGTTGCAAGATTGCAGTGGACGTAGAGACCGGACAGGACGCCGCCACTGTTCTTGCAGAGAACATTATTAAGATGCGTGCGCGGTTGTGGGGTGCGGGGCGTAAGAATGCCCGTTGGTTCGTGCATCAGGACGTTGAACCGCAACTGCACAAGATGAATCTTGCGGCTGGTACCGCCGGGCAGCTTGTTTACATGCCTGCTGGCGGACTTTCAGGGCAGCCGTTTGATATGCTGTATGGCATCCCCGTTATTCCTATCGAGGCATGCCAGACGCTTGGTACCGAAGGCGATATCATCCTTGCCGATATGAGTCAGTATTTCCTGGCTAAGAAGGGCGGGATTGAAGCCGCTTCCAGTATCCACGTCAAGTTCATTTACGGTGAGACGTGTTTCCGGTTCAAGCTGCGAATTGATGGTGGTCCATGGTGGGCCAGTGCTCTTACCCCGGCGCATGGCAGCAATACCGTTTCCCCGGTTATCACCCTAGCAAGGTAGTAAAGGAGGTGCATGAATATGAATTTCACTTTGCCTGAAGGATGCAAGGTTGTCGAGGCGATCACGCCCCAGGCTGGAGCCGCGATTACCGGCGATTATGTGAGCCTGAAACATTGCAGCATGGCGTATGTCGTGTTGGAGATGGCGCAGGCGAGCGTAACGCAGTCTGCTATCACGATTGAGCAGGCAACGGCGGTCGCTGGTACTAGCACAAAGGCTATCAGTGTGACCGTCCCGATTTGGGCGAACGAGGATTGTGTGGCCTCCGATACCCTGGTACGGCAAACGGCTGCGGTGAGTTTCACCACGTCGGCGGCACAGAAGCACAAGATAGTCATTTTCCAGATTGATCCGGCAACGCTCGATATGGCGAATAGCTTTGATTGCATCACGGTGAAGACTGCGGCCTCGGATGCGACTAACATCACGGCGGCGCAGTATTACCTGGTTACTGATTATCCGCAGGCCACTCCGCCTGCTGCGATTACTGACTGATAAACCTATAACCTCGCGGGGGCCACCGTGCCCCCGCGCCCTTCGGGGCGGGGTTGGGAGGAAAAGAAATGGCTAGTACAAGTACGAAATTTGTAAATGGCAATTTTGTTTATTACAAAGCTGGTAATCAGCACATTTGGTACAACGCATTCGGGCCGTCCGCACGAGTATACATCGAGGATTTTTGCGGGCCGGTGCCGACGGGTGCTGATAACGATGATCCACTCGGTTGGGAAATTGCAACTCTTACCGGTGATGCAGGTACGGCAACGTTTACCGTCGGTAACGAAGCGGGCGGCGCAATGGTGCTTACTACAGATGGTACCGAAGACGACGGCATTAATGCAAAGCACAACAATGAGGCGTGGGTGCTTGCCGACGGCGATCCGCTTTACTTCGGTGTGCGTCTCAAGATGTCCGATGCCGATGCAACCGATTTGATGGTTGGTCTCATGATAGATGATGCCGAACTATGGGGTGCCGTAGCAGAGGGTGTGTACTTCGAGAGTGCCGATGCAACGGCGGTGTGTACGTTTGTAACCGAATCGGCTAGCACGGAAACATCTGATACTTCAGCGGGAACGCTTACCGAAGCGTATCACACGCTTGAGTTTTTTTGGGATGGTGTTACATACGTTCACGCTTATTTCGATGGTACTCTAGTTGCGAAGTCATCGACAAACATTCCGCAGGTAGAGCCGTTGAAATTCGCGATTGAGGTACTTACCGGTGAAGGTAATGCAAATACCTGTACGATTGATTGGATCAAGATTATTCAGTGTCAGTAAGGGAGTATACGCATGGCGCGACGTAAATTCATACGAATATTGAAAACGGGTAAAGAAATTTACGCCGATGAAGACGTTGCCATGCAACTCATAGAACTGGGGGAGGCGGTACTTGTAAATAGCCTTGAAACGACAACCGCCTCTCCCGCTGAAACGGCAATGAAGAGACGGGGAAGGTTTAATAAGCGGGGATAGGTATGTACTGGCGATTAGCGACAGACGCGGCAAGCGAGCCGATAACGGCGGCACAAGCAAAGACCCATTGTGTTATTGATACCGATGATGATGATACATATATAGCTATTCTTATTAAAGCGGCGCGGCAACAGGTAGAAGATGATTCAGACCGCGCAATACTTAATCAGACATGGAAGATATATCTTGATGATTTCCCCGCATCAAGTAGTGAACCGTTATATATGCCGCGCTCCCCGCTCGTGTCTGTTACGTCGATAAAGTACACGGATACAAACGGTGATCAACAGACGTGGGACAGTGACGAATACGATGTAGATATATATACCGAACCGGCGCGAATTATCCCGGCATATGGATATACATGGCCGTCGAGCCGTGGCGATGCATCGAATGTAATAATCGAATCGGTGCATGGATATGGAGCCGCAATTGGAGATGCAACATTGCTACCGTCGAATGCATTAATGGCAATGTACATGCTGATAGCGCACTGGTACGAGCGGCGTGAAGCGGTAACGGAAAGTAGCCAGCGTGGGGGATTAACAACGCTACCGCTAGGTTATGAAGGATTTATTGATAAATTAAAAGTCGGGTGGCACTTCGATACGGATGATAAATGATGCAAGCTGGTAAATTGAGACATAGCATAGTTATTCAAGAACCGACAGAAAGCAATGTGGGCGGCGTTAATA